GGGCTCTGCCAGCACCAGTGCTTCTGGTTCCTGACCGGATGGGTCGGGTACGACGCCACGAACGGCGATGTGGTCTTCACCGACCACAGGGCACTCCCCCTGGCGAAGATGCACGGATGGGACCCCGCCACCCGCACCAAGTCCGCCAAGTCGTGGCCCAGAGTCGTGGCGGCGGCACAGAAACTGGGGTGGAGCGGGGGCACGGACGCCCCGTCGCAGCCCACGTTCGTCGATGCGGAGGCATTGTGAGGGACTATCGAGAAAGACTCAAAAAAGTCATCCCGGCCTGTGAGGACGTTCCTCAAGCCAGGGGCAAGGTAGCGGAATTCCTGGTTGCCATAGACGGCAACGGAAAACTCATGCCTCCCGGAAGCAAGTATGATGTTCTGACGGAGGATGGAAGAAAGAGGGAGGTCAAAGGCGGAACATCCTCGCCGAACAGGCATACCGGAGCCTCGGCAGAATGGGACATACTCACCTTTGTTAGGACTGACATATTCGGACATCCGGAACTCGTGGCCGAAATCCCACGAGAGAAGCTAGTCCTTGCACACGCTCCCGCCATACAGACGCATCGAGACACCGTAAAAAATGGCGTCTCACTGATCAAGGAATTTGCCGACCCCGCTATGCTAAAACGGCTTCAACAGATTTATGCGGAGGCCCTCTGATGGCGGAAAAGAAGAAAAGGCTGAAAAGGACCGCCCGCGGATTCGCCATCTACGGCAGGATCAACGATTTGGACGGGAGGCCGCTGAAGGTGGTGCGATCCAGCGCCATGGGGCCGAGGGCCATGAGGGTGTACGTCGACGGCTGCCTCATGGAAAACGACCAGCCGGTCCCCCTCAAGCCGAACCAGGAAATTCTGGCCGGGGCCCACCTCGACGTGGGACAGGCCAGATGGCTCATGAACGCCCTTCGACGGTTCGTCGAGGGGGAAGAATAGGCCCCGCCGCGGGATTTCGATAGGATGGACGAATGGACGAGGAACGGACCAAACCGAGGCTCATAAACACCTTCGACCAATGCAAGGCGGCCGGGGGCGACCGGATAGCCATCCTCTACAAGGCGGGCGACTACGGCAGGGGCGGCACCTCCGCCTGCGTGCTGGTGGCGCGCATCAAGGACGGCAGGGAGGTCGTGACCGACCCCAAGGCCCACTTCCTGGACTACGGGCGCAAGGCGTTCCCCGTCCACCGCTACCTCCAGGAGGGGCCCTTCCACCTGGCCAAGCGGGAGGCGATCCGGCAGGCCATGGAATGGGCCTGCCAGAAGTACGGCCCCAGGGAGTTCGCGAAGAACCGCATGCGGGACTACGTGGAGAAGGAAGTCAACGAGCGCTTCCCCATCCCCGAGCGCAAGAAGGAGCCATAAGATGAAGAAAAACAAGAAGAAGGAACCCAAGCATCCAGTACAGCCGCTGGTCACCATGCCGAAGGGTACGGTCCGGTTCAAGGCGAACAAGATCGTGCAGTTCCTGTACGACACCAGCAGGAACAAGATGAACGAGCTGGCCCTCATGCCGTTCAGCAACGAGGACAGGGAGCAGTTCGCCCAGCTCATCGGCTACTCGCTCGGCGGGTTCGGCGAGCTTCCCTACGTCAGCGACGAGACGTACCGGAGGGCGGCTCGGCAGCGGGTCCACGAATAATCCCTAAGAATTTCGTGTAGCCCGGTGTATACTATAGGCGGGAGGAAACACAATGAACCTGGAATTGAAGAAGCTGGTCACGCACCGAGGGATGGAGGGGCAGGGCTACAACGCCGAGCTGTACGCCGATGGCAGGCACATGGGGCACGTGCTCGACGAGGGCTGCGGCGGGTCGCCATTCGTCTACTGGAAGAATCCTGCCGACAGGACGGCGGTGGAGGCCTACATCGGGACCCTGCCGGTCGAGGTCTTCGACCCGAAGGCCGACCCCACGGGGGCCGAGCTGTGGCCGGACGGGATGAAGCAGAACCTTGAGACCGTCCTCGGCAAGCTGGTGGATCGGACCCCGTTCCAAAAGAGGATCAACCGCGACCTCAAGAAGTACGTATGCTTCCGGCTCCCCAAGGACGTGGAGCCCGACTACCGCATGATAAGAATTGCCCCGACGCCCGAAGCCATCGCAAGGGTGCGGGCCAAATACCCGCAGGCAGCCATCCTAAACGAGGTGAAATAGCATGGGAACCTACCCAAAGGTAGTCCAGCTCGGCGTGGTGGAAAAGCCCCAGTTCGGCATGAGGCAACTGGTGGACTGGGAGGCCCTGGTCAGGACGGACACCGACATGCCCGACGGGCATTCCGTGTTCGGAATATACCTCAAGAAGTTCCCGGACGGATGGAAGGCGCTGTGGATGTCGGCGGTCGAGGAAGGAAAGCCCGTCCCGTGGCGCGAGGAGGCGTACCCGACGCGGCTGGCGGCGGCGCAAGGGATCGTCGCCGAGGCCCATGAGGCGTTCGTGGCATGGGAGAAAAAGGAACGCAGGGAAGAGGAGAAAAAGAAGGACGAGAAAAGGCGGGCAGCCCAGCGCTGGCAGTCCGCCAAGCAGAGCCTGCTCAACCTCGTACGCCACCACAGGGAGAACGACGTGCCCGACTGCGGCGTGGAGCTGTGCCTGATCCGGGAGATTGCCGAGAAGGCGGGCCTGGAGTTCACCGAGGAAGAAAAGCCGCTATTCATATGACGAACGGAGAAAAAGCCATGAGCGAAATCGACGTCACCTTAGTATTCGGGCAAAGCGCCCCGTATAAGGCGGGGCAGGACCTGAAGGACAAGCACTACAAGCCCCCGAAGGAGTTCGAGCACGCGAAGGACTACGTCGTGGCGAGAATCCCCAAGGGAGGTGCGGACGGTCACGCGGTCGAAATCGTCGAGTGCCGCTACCCCGCGGCTTTCTACAAGATCGTCGCCAAGCCCGGGTGCAACAGCATGGGGAACGCGCAGCGCGGGTTCACCCTGACCACGGGCAGCGACGGCCTCACGGACAGGCTGGTATGGGTGATTGCCCTGCAAATCAGCAGGGGGATGCTGGAAGTGAAGGAATAGCGAGTTCCGGGAGGACCACGATGGCAGCAAAAGATATGCCCACGTCCGGGAAGTGGGAATGGAAAAGGTTCGACGAGGCCCAGGTCGTCGTCATCGCCAAGGCCGGGCCGAAGGACATGCCCCTCGTCGCCGTATGCACGGGGCCGGACAGGGAGGCGAACGCCAAGTTCCTATGCGCCGCCAAGGCCAGGCACGACCTGGAGCAGGCCTCCAGGAACGTACCTGCACTCACGAAGACGCATTTCTCCCTGGAGATGATGGACGACGAAGGAATGTGGTGGGGGATCGACCTGAAGGGATCCCCCCAGGAGCTGAAGCGGCTCAACAGGAAAGAGATTGCCAGATGCAGGAAGCTTTCCCGCCGCATGCGCATAGTGAGGGTGGAGGAATCCACGACGAGGACGGTCGTAGAGGAAATCTGAACGGGAGGACGACATGGTAACGGAAGGGGAATGCCCCCACCAGGGGGTTGACAAGTACGTGACGACGCACGGCATGGCATGCAGGGAATGCTTGACCAAGGAGGACTTCGACGCCTACCCGGGATGGACGGACGAGCTCGGGAAAAAGCATGCGGGGATGAGGGAGCAACTGGAGACCAGCAGGGCCAGGACCGACCAGCTCGCCAGAAACCTGGGGAGAGCCAGCGCCGGATAGGGACGGAAGATGCGGGACTTCCTCGACAAGCTCGTCCAGGAAACGTGGTGGCTCATGGGCATGCCGCTGCGGGTGGCGATGGCGCTCATAATGTCGCTTGCGCTCATCGACAGCGCCGTCACGCTGTGCCTGACCTATGACAAGGAGGCCAAGGCCCTGATGGACGAGATATGGAGCCTCCTGTGGTACGTGTGGAAATGGGCCGTGGTGCTGCCAGAAGGGCTGAGGAATCCCTAGAAATTTGATGTATCCCGATGTATAATGATGATGGAAGGAAAAGGACATGAAACAGACGAGGGTATACGCGGGATTGCGGGCGGTAAGGGAATTCAGGAAGCGAGCCGAGGGCGACAGCTACGAGACGGTCCCCGATGGGAAGGAACTCCTGGTGTTCGACGTCCTGGTCAGCCGGGACGACCTGAACTACATGGCTGCCAGGGCGGCGAGGAACAAGAACGGGAAGTGCAAGGCGGGCCCCGTGACGGTCATAATCACCCATCGCGAGCGCACGTCCTGACGTGCGCCGCAGGCAAAGGAAAGGGACGATGAAGATCAAGGACCTCAAGCCGGAACAAGTGGTATGGATGACGATGCGCCGCAGGATGGGCCACACCATGATGAAGTCCACCGACGTATTCTCGGTGAGGATCATCAAGGTGCACCTCGCGGAGCCCCCGGCGAGCGACTACGTCGTTGCCTCGTGGAACAACAACCGGCCGGAGAGGTTCTACGCCAACAACGTGAAGCACTGGCGCAAGGACAAGCCTGTGATGGTACGGACGACGCTCGGAAGCCAGCGTCGGGCCACCCGCCAGGAGATCAAGGAAATGAAAGAAAAAGAAGCCTTTCGGATTGCTGGGCAGACCACCGGATGGCTCGGAGCAATACATGATGCTGGGGATGAGAAAAAGGAGAGAGCAAATGCGACTCCAGAAGAAGCTAGTGCAGGATAGGATTGAATCAAAGCGCATTAGGCTGGACGGAACGTCGGAGAACCCCATCATCAACTTCAAGAAGACTTACCTCGCCCACACGATTTTCGGGTGGAGCCTGGGTAAGTTTCACCGAGAGTGGTTTGGCCTGACGCTCGCATCTCCTTGCGATGTAGTAGTCTCCCATCAGCTTAACGACATCGACGACCTGTACGAGGTGGTTTTGCCGAAAATCAGGCGTCAGCCAACGCAAAACAGCATGGTCACGGCAAAGCGAAAGAAGGAAGGCGCATGCCTGAACTGTGGAAGCAAGGAGCACAAGGATCCGTGCCCCAGGGAAGAAGACGAATACTAAGTGGAAAAAATCCTTAAATGGAGGAATGCCGATGAAGAGGAAGCCAAAGTACGGACTCAAACAGGTCGTGGCGGAACTGACCTACGCGCCCGGCCCAAGCATGACGTTACCCCCGAAGCGGGTCGACAGCGGGCACTTCTACAAGGTTTGTGGGGTAAGGGAACTGGTATTGCCGGAGAAGCTCACCTACGAATACGACCTCGGGTTCGGCACGTCATGGCTGCCGGAAGGCTGGATGCGCCCCCTCACCAAGCGGGAGTGCCACGGGAAGAAGAAGCGGAAAGCGCGCCGCACCACGAAGTTCGGGAAGCTTTGCTTCTAGGCCTCAATGCCTAGTCCGGCACCTCGACCACGAGCACGTGGTCGGCGACGACCGTGACGTCCTCCCCGAGGTACCTCTTTCCCTTGACCTCTATGGTATGCGGCCCGGCGGGCAGCCTGAACTCCTTCAGGTCCCCGGTCTGCCCGGCCAGCCCCCCGTCGATGTAGACGGGGTCGCCGTATGCCTTGTCCTCTATCCTGACCCAGCCGGTGCCCTCGCCCTGCCCGGGCGCGACGCCCACCTTCTGGTCGGGATGCAGCGTATCGCAGGCGTAGTAGTTCCCGTCCTCCACCACGATGTAGATTGGGTCGTCATATCCCCAGAAGTAAGGCCCGACCTCGTAGGGCCAGAAGGCGAACCCCCAGTAGAGCCCGCCGTACCAGAACCACGGATGTCCCCAGCCATGCCCCCATCCGTGCCCCCATGGGCCGGGACGGACGCCATGCCAGGGGCGGAATGGGTGCGCCGGGCCGAACCGGGCGGCGTAGCGGGCCGGGGAAATGCCGCGGGCCTGGCCGCCGAGCCGGGCATAGTTGCGGGGCGGGGCATAATTACGGGAGGGGGCGTAATTGCGGGACGGGGCGGGGGCGGAACGCCCCCCGGACGAATAGTGGGTGCCCGACGAACGCGGGGCGGAAGCGGGCGCAGACGAGCCTCGCCCAGCGTTGCGCTGGGCGGGCAGGGGAACGGCGGAAACGAGCAGCGCCGTCAGTACAGCTACGAATCTCTTCATGGGTTGCCTCCGTGCAATCTCGGTGGTTTGATGGTGCCCGGCCCCGTGGGGTTGCAAGGGGGCCGGGCGGATCGGCTATGATGTCCTGATGGCGGCCTCGCCCCGGTCGGTCACGAAGCCCATGAGCATTATTAAAACCTTCCATTTTTTCCTCAACATTGGGTATACTACTACCGGAAATCAAAAATGATCAAACAACCGATTGTCTGTGTCCTCTGTGGAGGAACGCCCGCCTATTCCATCCCACATATGTGTCGAAGCAACCCCCCGGCCCCACTGTGCGCTGGGTGCTTCCATTCTGCGGCTCGCTGCGGATGCGGTAAAGAGCCAACGAGCATTGCTTGTTCCCCCGATGGCTATGCTTTCTTCTGCGAAGAACATACCGAACGAGGCCGCCTTCTCTACGAATATGTAGAAAAGCATTACCGTGGCTACGAGTATGCATTCTATGCTTACGGGGGCTGGTGCAAGAACGTCAGGGCCGATGGCACGGTTTGCGGCAGGCCCGCCAAGCTTGCTCGCCCATGTGTGGACCCAGTGCCCGTCCTCTACTGCGATCTGTGCATGATCGCCTTCATAGAATCGGTTTCTCATGATCCTGAAGTAGTAGAATTCATAAATACCGCAAAATCATAAACTTATCCCATCCTTGAAATCCTCAAGAATCCCTCCGAGTGGGTTGTATACACGCCCGATGCTTCGGACTCGACCCCATGCTTCGCTTACTCGTGGGACGCCTACATGACGTTCGTCGAAAACGAAGAACCGAAAGCACGCGAGGAACGGAAGGCCGAAGAGACCGAAGCCCGTGGCGCACCCTATACCAGGGCTTGGGAAACTGAGCTAAGGAAGCTTGACGAAAAGAAACCGGGCGGGCTGCTCAACTTGGCGGGCAAGGTCACCGGAATCTTCTCCAGCCTTGAGGAATTTCAACAAACATGGCCTTCGGCACCAGAGGACTACATCAAGGTCGGAGGCACTTTCATCACCACGCACCTCTGCAACAAATACAAAAGACTGCTTCTTTCCCGGGTCGAGGACGGACTCAAATAGAGCCTCGTTTCCGTACTAGGCCTTGATGGCGGCCTCGCCCTGGGACTGGGGAATCTCCGCCTTTTCCACCCCTTTGGGCTCGGCCTTCTGGTCGCGGTCGGTCACGAAGCCCGCCGATCCGGTGGCTTCCTTGCCGATGATTTCCTTTATTTCATTGCCGTCGTCGCCTGCGGTGCCCTCGTGTCCATCCTCCCCTTCCTTTTTCTGGTACTCGGGCTCCTCTGCGGCCCCGCCTTCCGTCCCGGCCCCCTCCTCTGGGAGGCCCTCGTCCTCTCCGGGCTCCGGCAGCTCGACCCCCAGGTTGCTCGCCAGGTTCTCCACGCCGGCCGCTATCTCGTCCAGCGAGCGGTAGAGCTCGACGATGGCACCCGCTATCTTCTCCGGGTCCTCTTCGGCGAGGCGTCGGAACTCGGCGGCGTACTTCTTCCGAGAGGCGATGCGCTCCCTCAGTGAGGCGGACCTGGGCACCGCAAGGTCCAGGTTCTCCCTCAGATAGGACAGGGAACTCCCCATGACCTGGAGGGACTGGGAAAGCTCCCCGATGGCGTCCGCCACCTTCTTCGGCTCCTTTGCCGCCACCTCCCTCATCCGGCCGTACTCGCGGGCCCTTCTTTCCTTGGCCATCTCGGCGACCTTCTCCCTGAGCGCTTCCCTCGACGATTTCTTTGCCATGTTGTCCTCCGCCGCCTTTGCGGCTCCTACTATGGGTTTGGTATTCGCTGGCCTTGGTTTTCCGCCGCCCGTCTTCAGCGTGTCCTGGCTTATGACCCTGCCCGAGGGATAGGCGACGGCCAGCATGTTGCCAATCGGGTCTGACCGGAGGTTCACCTCCCTGGCATAGAACCCCTCCGGCGTCTCGAATACTCCCACGGTGCGGTTCAGCTTCCTCGCCTGCGTCTTGGCCTCCCAGAGCGCCTCGGTGAAGGCGGGCGAGGTGGTGCTTGTGGCCCGCTTGTTCCTTGCGGATGCCGTCCTGGTCAGGTCGCAATGGCACGGGCTGCATACGCACTGGGACTCCGGGCGGTCGCAGGCGTCGCAGTAGGCGTCCTTGGCCTTCTTGGATGCCCAGGATACGAAGTTGGTGCCGCCCTTCCCGGCCTTGGACATCAATTCTTGCAGGACCTTGTCCTTTCCGAGCTCGGGGCTGTAGCGGACGGTGGAGCTTCCCCCGGGGTTCGGATGGTTGTCGGCCAGATGCCGGTGTGCCTCCCCCTCGGAACCGAATGGCCCGTATGCCCTGGCGTTCTCCCTCCAGTCCCACGCATCCTTGGAGGAGCCATAGTCTTCGAGGACGTAATACCATTGCCCGGGCTGCCACTCCACGAACTCGCAGTTATGGCCCGTGGATGCCTTCTTCTCCGCTCCCGTCATGTGGTATGGCCCCCCTGGTATCTCCGGCTCTATCGTGTGCCTCAGCGGCCTTTTCGGCGTGCTTCCCGGCTCGTCGTCGTCGTCGTCGGGCTGGCTCGTGACCTCGCTGAGCATGCCCCACGGGTCGGCCTTGACGTCGGCCGCTGGATCGCCCTCGGGGTACAGCGACCGCCCTGCCGGGGGCGGGGTCGCCGCCCTCTTTCCGGGCGGGGCCACGATTCCCTTCCTGATCATCTCCAGTTCCTCCTCTGGAGTAATACCCTGATCCTCTACCTCAATGGGCCGCCCACCGGGCTCCTCGTGCGTGATCCCGTGCTCCTTCGCCCATCCCGGGGTCGTCAGCTCCTCCTGCGTGGCGACGGTCAGGCCATATTCGCGCATCGCCTCGATGACTCGGTCGGTGTATTCCGCCTTGACCAGCTCCGAGCCCCCGTTCTCGCGCCTCCATTCGTCCAGGCCGAACATGTCGGCGAGCCACTCCCGGCCCCTCCTGCTTTCCGGGGTGAAGGACGTGAACGACTCGGTGCGGGAGACCATCATGTCCAGGATCGGCATGCTATCTCCCCACCCCGTCGTGGCCCGGGTTGTTGGCGTGGTGGTCCCGCATGCAGAGCATGCAGAAGTTCCCCTTGCACTCGGGGCACGCCTTGAGGTCCTCGCCGCCGCCGCAGCCGCGGCACTTGGGCGGCACCCACCGCCCTTTCTGGGCGGAGGTCTTGGGTTCGGAAGGCGGGACGGGAGGAGCTTCCGCGCCCTCCTCCTTCACCTTTGCCCTCTCCGCCCGGTCCCTCCCGGATTCCTCCAGCTTTTTCTGCCGCTTCTCCTCGCCGATTTTCACCAGGGTGCGGACGAGGAGGGGAAGGACGCTCTCCTGCCCGTGAAAATGCGTCCTGACGTACGTCTCCATTACGATGGGCAGGCCGAACAGAAGCTCCTTCATGGAAGGAAGCTCAATGACCCTGCCAAGCCCGTTGATTATGCCCAGTTCCTTGGCGTTGAGGCCATTGCGGGTGGCCTCGTCCCTGTAGCGCTTCACCAGCGCCTTCTGGGCGTCGTCCAGCACTTGGCCCCGTTCCGTGACCAGCCTCGGCTTGTCGACGGCAAGGCGGTTCTTGCTGCTGTCGTCCCTGTTCTGGAGGTACGTCCATCTCCTTTCGATGTCGTCCAGCTTGGGAACCATCCCGTGCGCCTGGGTCCCCTCGTGCAGGATGCTGAGGAGGCGCATGGTCTGCCTTACGACCGGGAGGCGTTCCCTCTTGAGGAGCCATTCCCTGAACCCGTTGGCGAACCTTCCGATGGTCACGTTCTTGGAGCGTCCGGTGTAGTCCCCCATCTCCACGGCCTCCTCGGCCTGCTCGAAGTCCCGGGTGCCGGTGGCATGCTCGGAAGTCTCGATGGGAGATGGGCCGTCTTCCGGAGTGACGGTCAGGAAATTGCTCTGGGAGAGCTCATCGGAGGGCTTCCCCCTGTCCTCCAGGTACCTGACGACCCGCCTCATCTCGCTGCCCCTGCTGTTGAAGTGGCTCTTGAGGACCTGGGTGACCTGCTTGACGAGCGGGAGCTTGTCGAAGCCGGGATGCTCTGGGGAGGCGGCGAAATTTTCCAGGACGTGCTTGAACTTGGACGGACTGAGGAACTTCCGGCTCCCCAGCACCCTGATGACGATCTCCCGGATGGCGTCGTCTATGATGTCCTCGTTGAACGTCCCCGCCTTCGACCTCAGGGTCGTATAGATGAAGCTCGCCCAGTTCATCTTGTCGTCGACGGGCAGGCCCGCCTCGCGTATGTATGTCTTCACATATTCGTCTATGTTCCTGTCGAACCCGAGGCGGAGCATGGACGCCAGGCGGACGAACTGGGGCGGCACGGGATCGAACCCCGTGGCGTCGACCGGCCCGCCGTCCAAATCCGCGAGCTTGAAGCTCAGCCCGTCCTTCGTGGCGACGCTGGACAGGACGAGGAACACCCGGCCGTCGGTCGATCCGACGATGCGCCCGGGGACGATGAGGCGGGATTCCGCCGTCTTGCGGGAAACCATGTGGGCCCTCGCCAGCTAGTCCTTGACTTTGTCGTTGGGGTCGTGGGAGCCCCCGACGTTCTTGGACTCGCTCAGGACGGCCTCCATGGTCGACAGGTAGTCGCTGTGATCCTCGAACGCCTGGGGATCCTTGGGGCCTTCCTTGTCGGTCGCCAGCTTGACCCCGACCTTGGCCAGCTCCGACCCGTAGAGGGAGTTCATCGCCTCCGCGTCGACCTTTGCTATCTTCTTGGACATTTTGCTCTCCTGTTTCGGCTGCCGGGGCCTCGCGGGCCTGCGCAGCACGGGCAGTCTTGCCCTATAAAGGGATGCCGTAGACTGGTTTCCACCCTATGCCACCGTCACTTGCAGGCTTTGCGTGGCCACGGCGTTCCCCGACGAGTCGTAGGCGGCGCAATTCAGGGTTATCGTGTCGTGGAAGCCGGACGCCACCTCGTAGGTCCCGGACCCCGTGGTGAAAAGGTTGCCCGTATCCAGGGTGTCGATGCCGTTCGTGCCGGATATGCGGACCTTGGCCACGTTGACGCTGGTCCAGAGGACGTACACCGGCTGGAGCGGGCTGGCCATGGAGGGGACGGCGGAGAAGCTCGCCCATGGAGGGAGGTTTACGTCGCCCTCCTCGTCGTAGGACGCCATGACCGCAAAGCCCGGCAGGTCCAGCGGGAAGAGCCCGCTCGCCGTAAGGATGAGCTGCACGAGGCCGGAACTGCTTCCGGCATGGGTGCCGTCCCCGCCATAGACGGCGGCGAAGAGGTGGCTGTCCACCGCCCAGGGGTGCGCCATGTCCATGACGAGCGCGACGACGCCGTCGATCAGGGGGAACGGCCCGAGGTCCCCCATTATGCTGTCGGAAACGTCCACGGTGCCGGCCGGCACGCCGGACGACGACGTGACGGCAAAGGTGAGGGTGACCTCGTCCCCGAAGAACTGGGGGTTGTAGTCGCTGCTTATGGCAAGGAACGTGGGGTACAGGCTGTCCACTTCCTGCACCACGTTTCCCGAGCTTGTGGCGAACGCGCCGTCGCCGTTGTAGGCCGCGCCCATGGTATGGATGCCGATGGACAGGGCGCTCGTGCTGTAGGTTGCGACCCCGCCCACGAGGCTGAGGGTCTGCGGCGCGATGCTGCCGAGGCTGTCGGTCAGCGTCACCGTCCCGGTGGGGGGGCCGCCGCTACCGGCGACCGTCACGGTGAGGGTGACGCTGTGCCCGTCTAGGGACGGGGTTTGGCTGGTGCCGACCGTCGTGGTCGTGGGGGTCTTGGCGAGGTATTCCGCTATCCACGCCTGATAGCCCGTCTGCGTGTTCTCCCCCCCGTGGACCGGGGCGTCCCCGAAGGTCATCGTGAAGGGGGCCTGCCCATCGGTGGCGTGGGCGATCCCGACGCTGCACAGGAAGGAGCCGGGCACGGCCCTGTCGTAGACGTACCGCAGGGGCGAGTACCCGGTCCCGGAGAGGACAATCGTAGCGCCGTCGCCCGTCAGGGCGCAGACGATCCGGACGTCGCTGGTGCCCTGGCTCGCCCCGGAGGCGTCCGTCGAGCCGTAGCTTCCCAGCTCGTACAGCACTTGGGCCGAGGCCGCGACGACGTTCGCTATCTCCAGGATCAGGATGTGGGTGGTCTGGACCTCGGGCTCCTCCCCCGTGTTGCGGATCGAGACCGTGTAGGCGGCCCCGTCCCCCGGCTGCACGGTGCGCCTGCCGAACCAGGCCCCCGTCGGGGTGTCGGTGGTGAAGGATTTGACGTTGCTGAACGGGGGCATCGACGCCTGGAGGCCGGTGAGGGTCGTGTAGCCATAGAGCGGCAACCCGCCGCTTCCGTCGCCCGCATACCTGCCCTCGACGATGAGCAGCAGGTCGTTGCCCGGCGTGGGGGCGGAGGGCAGGTTCAGCGTGGCGGTCAGGGTGAGGATGTTCCATCCGGTCTGAATCCCGCTGCCGCTAAAGGTCTGGATTACCCCGCCGCTCAACCCGCTGCCTGGGGTGTTGCCTACTGTTACGATGGTCTGGCCGCCCGAAAATGCCGCCGATTTCGCGACTTGGTATCCATGGTTCGGGCCGCCGTCGATGGTGAAGGCCTCGCCGCCCTGTGCATAGGCGTTGACGGAGGCGAGATAGTCGACGCAGTCGCCCGTTATGGTGAAGGTCTTGGCCCCCACGTCGACGGCGACGATGGGATAGTTGGGGACGCTGATCGAAAGGCTTCCCGCGGAGTAGGCCGTCACGATGCCGTCCATGTAGATGCTGGAGTCGGCGGCAAGGCTCATCCGCACCCATTGGCCGGGCACGTAGGCGACGGAGCCCGAGGTCGTAAAGGTGAAGTTGCCCGCCCCCATCACGACGCCGGACGAGGAAGTGTCGGGAACTCCGAGCCTGTAGTATGCCTGTTGTACGATGGATGCCAGCATATCCCCCCTACCCTATCGCCACGCCATACTGGAACGGCGGGTCCGGCATGTGGTGGATGACCTGGATTACCCCCCGGAGGTTTATCGGCCTGTCCGTGAACAGGAGGTACCGGTTGTTTATCCTGTCGAAGAACCAGGCGGAGACGGGGACGGGGAGCCCGTCCACGTACACCTCCAGGTCCACGGACGGGTCGAACGCCTCAGGCGGGCTCGTGGGGCGGACGAGCGGGCCCACCCAGTCCCCCAGGAGGAGCTGTATGCGGTTGGGGTACGGCCCGTTGGTCTGCACGGTTATCATCTACTTAGTCCCCGTAGGCCTGGGCGGCGTGCCAGACCCCCTCGAATCCTTCCTCGGTGGTGGCGCTCTCCTTGCGGTCCTCGCCCCGCTCCCCCGACATCAGCGTCAGGGTGGAGTCCCTCACCTTCCCGCCCTCGAACCTCACCGTGAGGGAAATCTTCCCGTCGTGCCGGGAATAGATGGCATAGTCGTCGTGCCTGGCCTCTTCCTGGAACGAGCGGCGCTCCATGAGGTCGGCGACCTCCTGCGGGGTGCCCATGGCGTCCTTCCCCGACGAGGAGGCCCCCACGATGCCTACCAGCGACGCCTCCAAGCTCGTACGCCTATTCTTGAGCCTTTCCCGTGCCCCGACCCCTGCCGGGGCCCGGGAGGACGCCTTTCGGGGGGCGTGGGCCTCCTGGTGCTCCTTGAACTTCCAGGGGAGGTTCGTCCTGAACCCGTCGTAGGGGCAGACGTAGCGGTATCCTGGCTTCTTGCCCTTCTGCAGCTTCCTTTCCTCCCGCCTGACCAGGTCGCGCAGGCTCGGCTGGGCCGGTGCGGCGGGTGCCGGAGGGGGGGCGGGAGGCCTTGCCGTGGCGGGCTCGTCCCTCTTGATGACCTTTGCCTCCTCCGGCCCGGCTGCCGGGGGCGCAGGCGCGGGTGCGGGGGTCGCCGGAGGGGGCGCGGGGGCCGGGGCTGGCGGGACAGGGGGGGCCTCCTCCTCCTGGAGGCGCTTGCCCTCCCTCTCGACCAGCTCGTCGATCATCGCCTTCTGCTTCTCCTCGTCCTTGGTCCTGACGATCTTCTCTATCTGCTTCTTCCTCCAGAGCTCCTCCTGCCTCTCCTTCAGGCGCTTGCCCTTCTCGGTCGGGGGCTTCTGCTCCATGCGCTCCCTCTGCTGGCGCACCTCGCGCTCCCTGACGATGTTGACGATGTTGTGTTGCACGGCCGGCAGGATGCGCTCGAACACCGCCTTGACGTGCTTACAGATGACGAAGTTGTTCCGCAGATCCAGCCTCTGCGTCGGGGCCTGGAGGAGGGGGCGCGGCTGCCCCTGGAGCCCGTCCCGCTGGTGGAGGTTCCACTGCGCCCCCCAGTAGAGGAAGGCGGGGCAACTGCACGAGCACCGGACGTCGAGGCGCTTGGCGTCCTGGGTCTTCTCGACCTGCGAGAGGTCGAACTGCACCTGCACGTCGTGCCCGGCGGGGTCGCTGTAGTTCTCATGACAGACGACCTTGTACTCCAAATAAAGGTCCTTGGGCCGGGACTTCTTGAGGGTGGGATTGCATCCCGCCCGCCGCTTGACCGAGAACGCGTTGGTTTGCCGGATGAGCTCGGGGAGGCTGATCGCCACCTTGGTGTAGGGCGGGCGGAGGACCAGGACCGGTATGGTGACCCATATCCTGGAGCCCATCTTACGAAAGTCCGGCCTTTCTACGACCCTGAATTTCTCCTTCAATTCCTCGACGTTCCCGCTTATGGCAAACGTGCCAAACTTGCTCAGGGTGTCTTCCCATGTCGGATTGTCGGGGGATTCCTCGGTCTCGTTGTAGGCCAGCCAGTCGGGTTCGAGTGTGACCGATCCGGCCCTTAGGTCGGAAAACTTGATTTCGAGCACGATGGGCTCGGGCTTCCGCCCTTCGTGTTCGTCATGCCTTGCGGTTTCGAGCGCAAAATAAAGGGCCTCCTCGGAATTGGAGGTAAGGAACAAGGTGCCTTCGGGGATATGCCGCTCCCAGGAACGTACGGAAGTGCCGTGGTACATGACTGTCGGCGGGCGGGAAAAGGCCATAGACTCCCTCAATTAGGAGTCGGCTAGATGGCTTTGTTCCGGTTCATCGGCTCGTCCGGAGGACTGGGAGGGCGGCCCCTTGGGGGAACGGACGGGATCGTCTATCCTGGCCTGCCTCGGCTCCTCTTCCTTCTTCCGCTTCTTGCCTTCCTTGGGGGGCTCCTTGGCGGGAAGGTCGGCGGGGGGCTTCTCGTCCCTTGCCGCCACGGGAGGCTGGGGGACCACCCCCACGTAGGAAGGGAGATGGAGGGTCCGTTCGGGGACGTCCTTCGCCTTCTCGGGCTGCGGGGCCCTGACCTCCACGATGAACCCGCTCTTCACGAACGCCTCGACGGCCAGGGGATCCTGCTTGAGCACCTTGAGGAGCTGCCCGTTGCGGTAGACGGCGAGGGAGTTCCCGTGCTGGGCGTCGTACGACAGCAGGTCGCCGGGCCGGACGTAGAACTTGGACTTCTCGAAATTGACGGTCGTGTTGACGAAGTAGGATTTCACTCTTGCCCCCCATAGAAGGACGGGATAGTGCCCGACGACTGCTAATACCCGAAATTGCGGTATTTGGGGGCATGAACAGCTTCATGGTCGGGACGTCCGGGGACGCCGTGGGCGGCCTGCTCGACCTGGTCGGGGCCCCCTCCCCCGTCGTGGACGTCACCTACGGCAACGGGACATTCTGGAAGGGCAGCTCCCGCAGGGTGCTGGGAGGGGACATAAACCCCTTGCGGGCCAAGGACTTCGTGGCCGACTTCCTGCGCCTGCCGTTCGCGGACGGAAGCATACCGACGGTGGTCTTCGACCCACCGTTCCACCCGGACGTGGGGACCGCCGAGGATGCCCGTTTCAGCACGATGGGACGGAACGACGCGGAGATGAAGGAGCGCTTCATCGCCGGGACCAAAGAGTGCTGGCGCGTCACGAAGGCATTCCTGCTGGTGAAGTGCCAGGGGTTCGTCCACAACCACAAGCCGCAATGGATGCCCCTGTGGGCCATCTCGGTATGCGGGGAGCCGTTCGAGTGGCTCATAGTGGGACGGGCGCAGAAGCGCATCAGCGGACGATGGGTGTCCAACAACTCCCTGCGGAGGAACCACGCGGACTACCTGCTTTTCAGCAGGAAGGGCAACCTCAGGTAGGACCGGCGAATGTCCGGATAACCGTAACGAAAAGTTACATGTCGGCCTATCAGGCCATTTATCGGGCCAAATGTCCGGATAAGTGGGGAAAAAAGGCCGAAAGGGCCTATGCGGACATGCCTGCCCATGCAGACAAAGAAATGCGAGGGCCCAAGGAGGGCCCTCGCATTGAGGCTTGCCAAGCGGCTAGTTCTAGTTCTCGCCGACGTTCTGGTTGGCGACGAACGCTTCGTACCTGCCGTTGATGGTCAGGCGCTGGACGCCTGACGGGTTGAAGACCAGGAAGCCGAGGTTCTCGAAGATCGAGAAGCCGATCTGGCGCAGGTCGGGACGGTCGGCGGACATGACGGTCAGCGGGATGCGCTCCGGGATGACGCCCAGGAACTCGGCGTCCGCCAGGATGTACACGCAGCCGTAACCGACCTTACGGGACTGGAGGAGCGTGGCCCCCCACAGATAGCCCATCACTCCTGTTTTGAGCAGTTTGCGCTGGGTTTCCCTGTCAATATTCTGCTGGGTCCATTTGAGCAGGTCGACGTAGTCCCTCGGGTTGAAGAAGCAGAACGCGACCGAGAGGTCGTGCCGTTGCACCTGCCCGAAGCCGTCCGCCATCGAGTTGAGGTCGATGGGGGCGTTGATGGCGATGTCGCCGTTGTAGATGGGGTCGAACGTGCCGCTTCCACTCCTCGCTTGGTTGTCCGCGGCCACTGCCGTGTTCGCGGAGGCTGCTACGGCGTCGAACAAGCCGAACACGTAGCCGTCCTCGGCGGCCCCAACCTCGGCCTTCGCCAGGTTAAGGGCACGGGCGACCAAATCGAACCGACGCTCCTTGATCTGGGAGATCGGGATCATCGGGTTGGAAACGATTTCGAAAGTGGGCACCGTGACCCTCTTGGGCTTGGTGACCCTGACGATATCCCCGCCCTCCTCGCCCACGACGAAGGCTTCGACGAAGGACCCACCGGGGGTGGAGCCCACGGTCTGGGCCGCGGTGTCGAATTCCTTGTCGTAGATGGGCAGAGCGCCGTCCGGCAGCGTTTCGACCATGAGCGCCTTGCGTGCGATGCTCATGTAGTCACGCCGCCTGCGGAGAGACGGTCCGAGCGAGGCGGCCAGCTTCTGGCGGCCTCCTGCGGTCTTCAGCAACTGACCGATCATAGCGGTCTGCTGCTGTGTGCGGCTGAGGTTTGCCATGGTGATTCTCCTTGAACTTTCCTTTCAGGTGGTCCCCCCGAAGGAGGATTCCTTTTCCTCTACAGCAGAGAGGCTACGCCGAGCCAGGGCTCGGAGGTTGACGGAATGTGGGTGCAAATGCCCACGGGAAGCTTCCCGGCCTCGATGGCCGTAACTAGGGTGTTGGTGTTGAGCCGGGCGACCAGGGTGTACTTCCCGATGATCGTGTTGGTCGTCCCGCCGCAGAACAGGAAGGCACCGAGCGAGCCGGTCCAGGTTGCGCCCGTGTCGTAGGCTTCGTTGTTGACGTTGCCCTGCCACAGGGCACGGACGACGGGGGCCTTCTTCGACCCTGCGGGGCCGATCGCGCCGGAGAATTCTCCGGGGCCGTTGAGCAGCGTCGCGAACGGGGCTTTGGATTCGCTGTCGCACGGATAGATGACGGACTCCGTGTTGGAAGCCTCACCATAGGCATCGTTGCCCCTGTCTCCAGGTGCTCCGATTGTCATGATTTTGCCCCCCAGGTACCCGGCCGCGGTGAGCGTGGCCTGGTCGGTCCCCGGGTCGCCGGTCAAGGTTACGTCCGGCACGCAGTTGACGCTGTCGTTTTGTCCGTAATATACCAATTTCAAGGACATTGGACATCTCCAATTTCAGGAATGGTTGGATTGTGCCTTGGCCAGTCCTCAGTCCATGGAGGGACGGCGGGACTTTAGCCTCGGCACCCATTCAGTATATGGAGTCCGTAGTCGAAAAACCTTGTGGCCAGGGGATGCGGGGGGCATTTTGCCGAGGAAAGACGCCTGGAACGGCGGCTGGACGGGTCCTCGCGACGCCATAAAAGCGTATCCCCTCCGGGACCCTTGCGGCTCCCGGAAGGGAATTAAGGCACGCTCGCGAAGCGTACGCTATCCTTCGAAATCGTCGGCGAACAGGGCCGCGGCCACGTTGATGCGCGGCGGCTCCTTGTCGGAGGCGATGACCGGCTTGATTCTCTTCAGGGTCGGGGGCGCTGCCGGTGCGGCGGCCTTCTTCTCCCCCTCCTTGGCGGAAGCCTCCTTCGGGGGCTTCAGTTCGTTGGTCGCGTCCTGCGGGGTCCGCTTGGCCCCCTGCTCCTCGGGCTTCCCATCCGGTATCACCTCGGCCCAGAGGTCGTCCTCGTGGTCGCTGGAGGTATTGCGGGTCTCCTTGGGGGCCTCGTTCTGTTCGAAGTGCTTTGCCGCCTCCCCAGTGTAGCTGGGAACGACGCTGATCCCCGCCACTTCGGCGGCGGACTTGACCGTCATCAGGGCGGCCAATGGGTCGTCGTCCGATCCCTGCCTGTTGAACATGTCGCTGATGGTGCCCATGCCGTCGCCGTCCTCCAGCGAGGCCTCCATCTCGGCGGCCGCGGACGGGGCGAAGAAGTCCGTCCCCCCGGGATCGCCTTCGTTGGCCAGGGCGGCGGCCTTCTCTCCCATCTCCTCGTCGTTGAAGATTTCCTCCAGCTTGAGCTCCTGGCCCTCGCCTTCGGGCAGTCCGGCCTCAAGCTCGTCGCCCTCGTTCTCGACGACGCCCTTGGGGACCTCCTCGCCTTCTTTTTCTTCCTTCTCGACGGCTTCCTCAAGCTGGTGGATTTCGTCCGCCAGCTCGTCGGCCTTCTCCCCGAGGTCCTTGATCTTCTCCTCCGTCACCATCTCGGCGGCGGGGGCTTCCGGCCCGGGCCCGGGAAGGCCTGCGTCGCCGGCCGGCGGCGCTTCGACCGGTGGGGCGGCCTCGGTTGGCGGGGCGGTACCTGCTGGCGGGGCGGCATCCTCCCCGTGGAGCCCTGCATCGGGGTCGTCCGCCTTCTTGGCGTTGGCTTCCTTGGAGCACTTCGGGCACGGCTTGCCAGGCTTGCACTCGGCACATGCCGCCGCCTTCTTCCCGGAGGCGGACTTGCCTTCCGACAGGTCCACGGTGTCGCCGGGACGTTCCCCGGCCCCGGGGCGCTCCCCGGCCTTGGAGGCGTCGAGCTCCTTCGGCTCGCTGTGCGTCCCTCCCCCGCATCCGCGACCGTCGTTGTAGGTCGGCGTCTGGGGTCCGGCGTCCTTGCGGTCGTCGGCCGTCTTCTCGGCGGGGGCGGCGTTCTTCGCCTCGCCCCGGACCTCAGCCTTGACGGCGCTCTTTTCCTTCGCGAGGACTTCGGGCTTCTCAAGTAGGTCGTTCATCTCGACCTTGTGGACCTCCTTGAGCGTTTCCGCCACCTTGGTGTAGTGGGCGTTGATCGCCGTCTGGCGCAGGGCCGCCTTGAGCGCGCAGGTCTTGTTCTGGAGCAGCGACGCCGCGAACGTTTGCTGCGTTTCGGGCGGGGCCCCCGGCAGCATCGTCTTGGCGATGGTCCAGGCGCAGGCGACGCGGGTCTTGGCCTCCCGGGTGATCGCCTCCCTGCTGACCTTCATCTCGGCGAGCTTTTCCTTCAGCGAAGACTTCTTTTCATTTGCCATGGCTCTTCCTCTCTGCTTCGTCCCCTTTTCGGGCGGACAATTTCCCTTCTTATCTTGAGTTTGGTAGTTGCTTTCCTTGCTGGCCTGCACCGGCTCCCCCGCTAGGGAGGCGGACGGTGCCCCTGCCGGGGCGGGCGGGGGCGCTTCAGACGGGGGCGCGGCCCCCGCCGATGGTTCGCTTGGCGATGCCCCTTCCGGGGGGGTTTCGGGAGGGACTCCCTCCCCCTCGGCCGGGGGCGCTTCCGGCACGTCTGGCTTGGCTCCCGCAGGCGCGGGCGGCGTTTCGGGGACCAGGTTCCCGCCAGCCTCCACCAGGTCCGTGCCCTTGCCGGTGGCGATGTTCCCTATCTCCTCGTCCAGTCCGTCCAGCTCGGACTTCAGCTCGTCCGACCAGTTCTGGCTCTCCTTGAACCTCTCCCACGCGGTGAGGAGGTCCACCTTCTCTTTCATGGCCCGGATTTCCTGCTCGATCTCCCCCCGCTTCTCGGCGAGGTAGTCGAACGTCTTCTCCCCCTCCCCCTCGGGGAGGGACATGTCCAGGCTCTTGATTTCGTTGTCCAGCTCGCCGAGCTCGGCGAGCTTGCGCCTGTAGGTTGCAATGATCGTATCGGCCTTTGGCTTTGCCATTACCTTAGGTTCCTTCCGTCGTCACTTGAGAGCAACAGCTCCCCCAAATAAGGACTTGAATAGTCGCCACTTTCCGAGGCCGCCTTGGAGAACGCCTCTTTTCCCGAGGCCTCGACCCTGCTCGTGAAGCGGGTGGCGGGGCCCAGCCACTCGTCCGCCACTATGGACCTCTGCATCGCCCCCGGGAACGCCGGGGTCTGCACCCAGCTGGCCTCCACGAACTTCACCCCCCCTCCGGGGAGGGTCCTGTGCCCGCAGAGCTCCGCCACGCGGCGCGGCACCCCGTCGTCGTCCGGCAGGAACGTGCCCTTGTTGAACTGGAGGTGGTGGCAGTAGCTGCTCGCGTCCGTGACGTGCTGCCCGCAGAAGGAGCATATGACGAGGTCGGTGACGCACCCCATCGACAGGTACTTGACCTTCCTGCTCCTTATGTCGTCGGCAAGCTTGTGGTGCGAGAGGTCCGTCGCCACGAGGATGTCGACGAAGAAAACGTCGTCCCGGGGGTCCTGGGTGAGGTGTATCTTGCGGAGGATGCTGTCGATGACGTGCCCCTTCGCATACTTGCTGTTCTGGAAGTGCTCGACGAAGTTGAATGCCCCCACGAAGCTCTTGTGGGACAGCTTGAGGACGGAATTCTCCCATGCATCGTCGTTGTTGTTAACGAGATGCGCCGACGCGGGGCGGATCAGGTAGTCGTTGGGCTCGGACTCGCAGGCCACCGAGCTCATAATGGTGCAATGGCTGAGCAGGTACTTGGTGTGGTCGGCCGCGGTCTTGCAGAAGGGATGCGCCCTGTCGACGGCGCACCCGCGGAAGGCGCGATCCCCCCACATCCTCCCCCAGTCGCAGGAAGTCATCGTAGGCTCGAAAAGCACGGCCTGGGCTATCTTCTTGAACGACATGGTTCCCTAATATAAGCTTGCGTAGCCGCCGTGATCCCTACTTGGCGAAGAATGCCCCGCAAGTCAGGCATTCCACTAGGTTTCCGCCCTCCACCTCCGGGTCGTCGACGGGCTTGGTCTTCTGGCCATGGCAGTTCGGGCACACCTCGTTGACCCCTTCCTCGGTCTGGACGGCGACCTTGCTTTTCTTTCGGTACTCGGGCCTCCAGCGGTAGCTGTCCAGGAGTTCCTCGGCTTGTTCCGGATTGAGCTTGTCCTCGAACTCGACCCCCTGAATCTCGATTTCCACGGTTTGCAGCCCTGGGTTGTTGCGCAAGGCCTCCTTGACCACTTCCCGAACTCTCGGGGAGTCTACTTGGATGTCGAAGGCGACGAAAGGCGGAGTGCAAATGACCCGGACCGCCGATTCGAAGCCTTCTTCAAGGTGGCTTTTGTCCACTGCTACGGGAACGAAGTCGCCTTCCGGGGTAAGCCACCCATTCTGATCGATGATGATGGGCCCGCAGCGCTTGGTCGGCCCCCCTCCCGCCTGCTTGGAGACCATATTGTCCCCGATGAACTTCCTCACGGACTGCGGCAGCCCGTCCAGGTCGCCCTTCTTGTCCATCTCCGCCACGATGGTATGGTAGGCCCACGTGTTCCTGGGCCTTGCCTTGAGCGCCAGCCCCAGCTCGGCGAGCGCCTCCTCCTCGTTCCCCTCATGGGCGAGGGCCACCCCGAGCCTGAAGTGGGCGGGCCCGTGGTAGGGGTTGGAGCGGACGGAGGAGCGCAGCGCCTCCGTCGCATCGTTCTGCCTGCCCTCGTCCCACAGCCTGCATGCCTCGTCGTACTGCTTCTTCGCCCCGATGGGATCCCAGTCGGAGGCCTTCTTGGCCCCCCGTATCCTCATCTCCTGGAGGAACCTCCTGTCCTCGTCGGTGAGGTCCAGGTACGACGCCGGGTCGGCATGGGGATGGAAGGTCCGCATGTGGTCTTTCATATACAGCTTGCTTATTATCGCCCCGCATCCCGGCTCCTGGCACCGGTCGTGGGTGCCCCTCTCCACGAGGTCATTAAGCTCCCCACCCCCGGACGGCCCCGAGGCCTTCCCACAACTCTGGGCATGCCGCCGAATCTCATCGTCCGTCCAATCCGTCTGGTTCTGCCAGCAAACGGGGCAATGCACCTGCGGTCCGGAAGGAGCCGGGAAATCCGTCTTTTCTATCGGCCTCCCGTACAGGGTGCCGAGGTCGGGTATCGGCCCCCTGTCGTCCTCGTCGTCCTCGTCGTCCTCCTCGGCGCTGCCCGCCCCCTTGCTCACCGGGATGGGAATCCTGTCCTCCTCGTCCACGAGCGACGGGTCGAGGTGCTTCCTGAGCTCGGTGCGGGGCGGCAGCAGGTCGGGTGACTCGTGGATTTCCACCTTCGACTCTAGGGCCGACATCTTCTCCTGGAGCTGCCTGACTATCTCGCTGACCATGCTGTCCTGGTCGGCGACGTTCTGCGGAACGCCAGGCGGGGCATTGGGATCGACCGACAGGGACTGGCCTCGTTGGTAGGGCCGCCCCTGCCGCCCTTGCTGCTGCGTTTGCTGCTGTTCCTGCTGCACGGGCCCGGCTGGGTGCTGGGCACTCTGTTGGGCTGGCTGCTGGGCGGGCTGCTGGAACGAAGCGGGGTGGGTGGGCTGGTCGCCGGGCGCGGGCTGCCCCACGCCGTTCGCCGTCCCGCCGATGGGAGTGCCAGCGCCGTAGGACTTCGTGGTGGCCTGCTTGGGCTTTGGGGTGCCCACCATTGCCACCAGTTTAGATCCTTCTTGTAGGGGAACCGACTTGCTGCCTACGGACCACCCAGCATTTTGCGACCGAATGTTCCTTGCCCCCTCGGGCGAAAAGAATATGTAGGCCGTCCCCAAGATGCCGGATGCCATCTTGGCAGCCTCCTCAATGACGTCGTCCGGGATGTCGTTCCACTCGCCGACGAACACCTTTCCTATGGCCTCGGCGGCCTGTCTACTATCCCATTCCGCCTTTTTGAGGAGGGCCGAGACGAACGGGCGCAAGCGCCTGCTCCTGGAGGGATGGCGCAGCTTGCGCAGGGCCTTTGCCTCGATCTGGCGTATCCGCTCCCTGTTAACCGCAAACTCATTCCCTATTTCCTCAGGGGTGGCCCCGCCCCTTCCGTCCAGGTTGAACCGCCTTTCGATGACTTTCTGCTCGCGAGGGGTCAGCGTGCCCAGGACTCCTCTTATCGCCTCCCTGAGCTCCTCCCTGTCGAAGGCGACGCCGATGTCCTCGTCCAGGGGAACGATACCCCAATCCTCCGTTTCCTGGAAAGAAATGGTATCTACCTTTTCTTTCTTCCCCCCGCCCCATTTCGTCAGCCTTTCCCGTTCGGCATCGGTCAGGGAGGGGTCCCCGAAATGCTTCCCCGTCGACTTCTCCCATTCCAGGATCGCCCTGGTTATGGGGTAGTCCTTCATCCGCTTGCCGGGCAGGCGCTCGACCGGAATCCAGCGAGGGTCCATGCCCTTGCTTTTTATGTAGGCAACCAGGTCCGGGTCGGCGCTGGGCGGGGCGTCCCCGCCCCGTTCGGTGCCCTCCTCGCTCTCCTTGAAGAACGTGGCGGTCTCGGGGTCCGGCTCCTTGAGGAGCGGGCTGACGGGCGTCACCCTCTTGGTAAACTCCTCGACGGGCTCATGGGCGAAATCCCTGGCGTCCTCGGCAGCCATGCGGTCGAGGGCCAGCGCCGTCCTGCGGATGCTCCCCTTCCGTATCCTGCCGAAATGGGCAAGGACCTCGGCCGCCCTGTAGGACGGCTCCGAGGGCCGGGAGGCCGCCTTCGCCTTGAATCCCTTGCATTCGCAGCCGCGTCCTTCGCTCTTGCAGCCGAAGTCCCCCTTGTCCCAGTGCTCGTGCCACATGTGCCCGCAGACGCAGACGGAGGAGTCGGCGTGCTTGGCGGATCCGTGCTTGGTGCCCTCCACCTCCGTCCCCTTCTGGCCGAACGGCATGTCGTACTCCGGGTCGGCATGGTGCTGGTGAGCGGCGTACCCCGGGTCGTCTATGAGGTTTTCCTTGGTGACGAGGTCGATGCCCCCCACCCCTTCCCCGATTCCGGGAACTGGGAGCAAAGCGGACTTCTTGAGCAAGAGAGAGCTGGAAGCCATATTCGCCTTTCACATAAAGCATCGGATAGACACGGATTTCTGACGAAAAACCGGTATTGCATCCGATGAGCCCATGAGCACACGGGACCTGACCAAGAAAAGCGCCATGCGGGCCGTCCAGGAAGCCCTGTCGGACGACCTGATGAGCCCGGAATGGCTGGAGAAAAGGAAGCCGGGCGACCACTTCACCTTCGGGCACTGCTATCTTGCCGCCGAAACCCTGTTCCACATATGGGGAAGGCAAAGGGGATACGTCCTGGTGGTCCTGAGCGGCCCGGGATGGACCCACTGGTTCCTGGCCAGGGACGACGGAAGTATAGCCGACCCCACGGCGGGGCAGTGGAAGGACGAGCGCATTCCCTACGAGAAGGGGAGGAGGACGGGGTTCCTCACCAAGCATCCGTCGAAGAGATACAAGATGCTCATGACCTCGACACAATAAGCTAAAAATGGTACAACAGAATAGGCTAAGAATGGAACGACACAACAGGATGCGGGCCATGTGCCCGTCCCGTCCTTGACTAAAGGCCCGTCTCTACGAAATCGAGTACAGCAGGCTGCGCCCGGTGGCGTCGCCAGCGTTCATGCCGCTGTCCAGGAACTCGCCGTAGACCGTGCCGGACACGTCGAAGATGTCCGTCACCGACACGGTGACGTTCTCGTTCACGGCGGCGGTCTCGATGGCGTACCCCGTCGTATAGTTGCTGATCCAGCAACCCTCGTACACTGTGGCCACGGCGAACAGGCCCGGGTTGCCGAGGTTGTTGAGGCCGCCCTCGTTCGGGATGTCGGCCTTGGTAAGGTCGGGGGTCCCCCCGCCCGTCCCGGCCGCGTTGGCGGGATCCTCGGAGGCGAGCTGGCTGAACACGATCTCGGTCTTGATGTCGAAGGGCCACCTGTGGTGGCGGATGGAGCGTACGCCGCCGCTCACGCCCGCCTTGTAGCCCAGCACCTGCATGATGTTGGCCAGGTAGAGGCACGTGCGCTGGATGGTGATGCTCAGCGGCTCGGTGACGCCGGGCACCAGCTCGGCGATCTGATCGCCGTAGCCTAGCCCGCGGATGGCCTCGACCGTGCGCGTCTCGGAAATCTGGAAGGAGGACGTCACGCCCAGCTTCACGAACTTCCCGACGCCCACGACGTCGGTGAAAATCTTGAAGCGGGAGCTGATGACGGCTTCCGTCTGGGGGCTCGCCCCCTGCTGATAGATGTAACCACCCTGCGCCATTGTCTTCCTCCTGAAAGCCGACCTATACGGGCGGCATCCTACTCAAATCCC